GACGAGGTCGGGGTCGTTCTCCTTGTAGAGGAGCTCCACCCTGTAGCGTGGGATCCTCGCGTAGTTGGTGTTGTCAGCGTGGAACTCCTCCCCGCGCAGCCGCGTGTACGCGAACCACGGGAGGCGCGGAGCGCGCCCGGTCGGGTAGGAGTTCTTCGTGCCGGGGCAGACCTCGGTGAGCGTCATGTAGAGCAGCTGCTCATGCGTCATTGAGGGCCTCCTCGATCGCAATGTCGGCCGCCTGGGCGAAGGCCTCGAAGGCCTCCTTGGCGGCAGGCTCGATGTGCGGTATGGCGCGCACCCTGCCGCCGCCGACCCTCGCGTGCCCGTTCTCGAGCAGGTGCGCGAGTCCCGGCATGCTGGGCGAGCCGACCTCGCCGACCGGCCTCGGGCCGTCCCTGACGACCATGTGGGAGCGGATGGACTTGGCGTAGGCGCCGACCGTGTAGGTCCTGCCGTGCTTGCGGTAGGTCCTGTCCTTGGCCTCGCCGTAGACGACCTCCCGTATCTGCCTGCGCCACGCGACGGCGCCGCGACGCGCGCCCTTGCGCACCGCGTCGGGCAGCCTGTCCTCGACGTTGCGGCCGACCCTCTGCAGGATGCCGTCGAGCGCGAGGCCGAAGCGGTCCTCGTCCACGGTCACGTCAGTCATTGCCGAACCTCCGGCGCAGGATGACCTTGTAGTTCTCGCCCTCGGACGTTGCCGCTATGACCTGCATCTCCTTGCCGCGGAACACGACCTGCGACTCGCCCTCGTAGTCGACCTGGCGTATGTACACGACGTGCATCTCGCTCAGGCCGGTGCCGGGCGTGTCCTCGCCGCCCGTGATGCGGACCTCCGAGGAGCGCAGCTGGGCCATGGTCATAAGGCCGATGGTCCCGACGTTGCAGAAGACCTCGCGGCCGACCTGCCCGCCCTCGTGCCACGCGCCCTCGTCGTCCTGCCACATGCCGCGGTCGGAGAGGAGCGTTATGGTCTCGTTCCAGCGGCTCATGTCTCCCCCTGGGCGTAGGCCTCGTTCTTGGAGCTGTTCATCATGGAGAGCACGCACCACTTGTAGCGCTCCTGGTACGTGCTCCCCTCGGAGTTGTCGAAGCCGTAGTTCGCCTTGCAGAACATGATCACGGCGGCCCTCGCCATTGGGTCCATGGACTCCGGCTCGAGCAGCTCGTCGCGTATCCCGACGCGCCTCATGTCCTCTATGGCGAAGTCGATGAGCGCCTGCACCTCGACGTCCGACATGGTTGACGTGACCCTGAGGGCCACACGAACGTCGTCGATGAGCATGGCGCTACTCCTTGGGCTTCGCTGTTCGCCTGCGCGCAGGCGCCTTCTTCTGCGCCGCCCTCTCCGTGACGGAGACGTATCCGGGCAGCGCGGCGTCTATCTCGGCGGCACGCGCGGTCGTGGCCTCGAAGGACTCGCCTGCGACGCGGTTCGCGCCGGCCTCGCGGTCCCAGAAGGTCCTGTGGACTGTCACGGTGGCCATGTCAGTCACCGAATATGTCGTCGTAGTCGGACGGCGAGAGCCTGCCCTCGCCGACCATCTCCGCCACGGCGTCCTCGACGATGGGCCTGACCTGCTCGTCGAGCGCCCCGTCGAGCGCCTCGGGCAGCAGCTCGGACACGATCTGCCTGACCTCCGCCGGCGACGCGCCGCCCGCCGAGAGCAGCTTCTCGAGCTGGTCCAGCAGGTCTGCGGTCGTCGGTCGGCCTGACTTCGGCGTGCCGCCGAGGTTGCTGATGGCGTCGCGGATGTTGTCCGCGTTGGTCTGGCGGGTCATTAGGCGTTCGCGCCCTTGACCAGGAACACCCAGCCGTAGCGGTTGGACACGCGGCCGTCGCAGGCCACGAGCAGCTTGGTCTTGTGGGCGTTGTTCTCGTGGTCGTCCCACGTCACGATGCTCATGGGCATGCCGGGCTGCGTGTTCATGGTGTAGTTCTTGAGGTTGCCGAAGATGCCGAACACGTCGCCGACCTCGGCGCGGTCGTAGCTCGGCAGGATGGTGTTCGGCGTGAGGGACACGGGGCCGACGCCGCGGAGCGTCTGGGCCTGCGAGTCGCCGCCGACGGGGTTGTACAGGGAGATGGGGCGGTTGTTGTCGTCGTGGAGCACGTCGACGTGGTTGCCCCAGGTGCCGCGGGAGAGCAGCATGGTGCCGTTGCCCTGGTACAGGGGGTTGAACTCGTCCTTGTACAGGATGGTCGACCAGAACTTCCAGTCGTCGATCATGCCGTCGTTGACCTCGATGAACAGGGCGGTGCCGCCGCCGGCGCCCGCGGTCACGGTGCCGTCCACGCCGATGAAGTTCTTGCCCTTGCCGTCGGTGCCCACGAGGCGCTCGTCGGTGAGGATGCCGCGGGGCTGCATGTTGCCAGTGCCGCGGACGATGACCTCGTCCATGGCGAGCGCGTAGCCGTCGGCGAGCTCCTCGGCGAGCAGGCCCTTGAAGTCGTCGGCCATGAGGGCCTCGGCGAGGAAGGTGCGGCTGTGGCGGCACTCGAGCATGTTCCACGCCCAGTGGAACACGGTCGGGTCCTCGTCGCCCTGGTAGAGGGAGACGATCTTGTCGTTGGAGCCGAGCCACGTGAACTCGAGGTGGAGGTCAGCCTCGCGCTGGCCGAGCTGGCCCTTCTCGTGCACGTGGTTGACGAGGTTGAAGAGGACGGCCTTCTCGCGGAGCTCGCGCACGAACCCGGCGTTCAGGCTGTACGGGATCGCGACCGTGTTGGAGTCCTGGTTCGCGAAGGTCGGGTCGGCGATGTTGGTGAAGTCGCCGGGGATGTCGACGGCCTGCGTGGCGCGCTCCTGGCGCACCTTGGCGGCCACGGCCTCGTCGAGCCGGCCGCGGGTGAGCAGGGCCTTGGCGACGGCGGTGCGGTACTCCTTGGAGTCCGTGTAGTGCTCCGAGGCCTCGCGGGCGCGGGCCTGGAACTGGGGCTCGGCCTTGGGCATGGCGCGCTGCTCGCCCTCGCCGGTGGAGGCGATGACGCTGCCGGCGCCGCCTGCCACGGCCTCGACCTTGCTGTTGAAGAGCTTGTTGGCCCTGGAGCGGCGCTGCTCGTCGGCCTCGATGAGGTCGGCCTCGGCGAACAGCATCTCGTCGGTGACGCCCTCGGGGAGGGTGTCGGCGTTCAGGAGGTCTAGGACCACCTGCTTGCGGGCCACGAACGCGTCGTGGTCCAGTGCGCGGTACTGTGCCGCGGTGAACTGCTCGAACATGAGCGTTCCTCCTTGTGTACGGATTGACCTTTCCGCGGGGACTCCCCCCGCGCATATGCACGCGCAGCCACAACTCCTGTTGCTGATGACCGCGCCGATCACTCCGTCGGCAGGTACCGTGTGCACGTATCAAAAAAGCCCCGAGGGGCTTGGATGACCAGCTATACGTTGGTGAGGGCCATCGCCCTCGCGCGCCTCATGCGACGCGCCCTGGCCTCGTCGGCCGAGCGCCTCTCCTCGTCGTCGTCGCAGTCGCGCTCCTCGACGTCCTCGTCGGATTCGCGCTTCTCCTCGTCGTCGTCATCGTCCTCGTCGTCATCGTCCTTGAGGAAGTCGGGGAGCTCGCGCTCCTCCTTCTCCACTTCCGGCGCGTCCTCGGACTTGCGCTCCTTGGCACGGCGCTCGAGGGCGTCGGCTATGGCGTCCAGCTCCTCGTCGGTGAGGGCCGGCTTAATCAGCTCGCGCATCTCCTCCTGCTCCGGCTCGGGGGCCTCGTCGCGCCCCGCATCCTCTGGCTCAACGAGCTTCTTGCGAGCCTCGATGATGGAGTTGGCATAGGAGCGTGCGGAGATGTCGGTGTACTCGGACGCGGGCAGATCCACCGCACTTACATCATAAAGTTTATCAATGCTAGTGATGCGCGAGTGGATGTTTCCCTCGTCGTCCTCGTCGTATGTGACACCGCCCTCGGCGATGGTGAACCCGAAGGACATCCTGTCGATGAGTCCGTTCGATATCGCCTCGTACAGGTCGCGTCCCTGCTGGCATCCGCCGAGGTCTGCCTTTGCCCAGCCGCCGCGCTCGTCGATGCCGACGCTGAGCGATCCGTTGCGCAGGCGCGAGAGAACCATTCCGCCGTGATTGAACTGGAACAAAACGTCACTCATGTCCGTGTGGTCCAGTGCGTGCCTGTCGATGGTCTCATAGAACCCGGGCACGAGCGGATACTCGCTCTCGAACTCGGTAAAGTGTCCCTCGACAGAATAGGTACGCACCT